CCTGCACCGCCGGGATCGTGTCGACACCCTGCGTCGTTACCGTGACCGAAGGTTCAGCCGGCCCACCACCACCAGCGGAGGCTGAAGCCGAACCGACGCCTAGTAGCGTGAGCGACATGATTACTCGATCAGTTGATACACGAGCTCGCCGCCGACCTGCGACGCGCCGTCGAGGTTGATGTTCAGGTCCTCGCCCGGCGCGGTCTTAAACCACGCCATCGGGTTATGGGCCCGGACGATTCCTCCCGAGGCCGGATACTCTTGCTTGCCGCTGATGACGGTCGTGGTGCCGGATCGCCACTCCACGCCGACGGCCGTCCCGGCGACGATCGAAAGCGAAAGCACCGCGATTCGCCTGGCGGGGTTGGTGGCCGTGGCGGCGACGGCCGCGACGATCGCCGTGTTGTCAGAACCGGTCGCTTCGATCTTGGCGTGCTTGACCGGGGCGCCGGCGTAATAAAGAAAATCGCCTTTCATGCGTTCATTGCTCCATTGAGGCTTTCGCGCAGAGTTTCTTTCTTGTCGACGAACTCGCGCACTGGTACTTCGGTAACGCCTTGGTCTAGGTAATCGTCGATCACAGCATCTTCGACGATGTCGTCACGCACTCGGTACGTGAAATCGGGAGTGTCCTCGAGCTCGCGGCCGACCTGGTCGACCATGCCGTCCGACGTCGCGTGCGGCCGGGTCTCGAGCACGCGGCGGACGTCCGACACCGAGCCGACGATCGCCTCCGGATCGAGCTCGCCGCGTTCGGCGAACTCCTTTCGGACGAGGGACGGGTTGTATTCCTTGCCCGCCAAGTCCAGCCCCTGGGCCTTCGCCCGCCGGTGGAACTCTTCGCGGACGAACTTCGGCAGAGCGCCGAACGGATCTTTGACGCCCTGGCCGCGGAACCAGAGCGAATCCGTCCCGCCGATCTGCGGCGGCGATTGGTCGCGCAGCATGACGGCCAGGCTCGCACGCTCGGCGTCCGTGGTCGGCTCGACGTTCTCGTAGTGCCCTTGGGCGGAAATGCGTGAAATCATTCGTCGCGGCATGTTAAACGGCTCCTGCTAAATTCGGGTCCATTACGGAAGGGTCCATCGGCATCCCGCCGCCGAGGCCGGAAAGCAGCTGCTCGAGCATGGCGGGCATGCCGCCGCCGCCCATCCCGGGCATGCCGGCGGGCATTGGGAGTTGAGGCGGTCCACCCTGCGGCGGTCCGCCGGTCGGCGGTCCACCTGGTGGCATCTGGCCTTGGCCCGGTCCGGCCCCGCCGCCACCGGCCGCGGCCATCGCGGCGGCCGCCTGCTGCTGCTGCATTTGCTGTCGCATGTCGGGGAACATGAGCCACTGATACTTGGTAATCCCCCGGCTCTTGGCGTACTCCGCGATCCACGCGTTGAGTTGCGACGGGTCGCCGGTCGCTTGGTAGGTTTGCCACATGAAGTTGACGAACAGTTTTCCCGTTTCGTCGACGTTCGACATGGCGGCGTCGTTGTCCGGCTTTTGGCCCGACCCCGACTCGATGCTGAATTCGAGCTCGGAGAACATTTGGTCCACGGGCATATCGTGGATCAATTTCATCCAAAGAGCGGTGTAAGGCCCTTCGGTCGGACCGTCGGCCGCGGCGGCAAAACCCATTTGCGAAGCTGCCAGCGATTGCACCCGGGCGACTTCGCTCGGGCGCGGTTCGCAGAACACGCGGGCGATATCGTCGCCCTGCATGGTCGCCGCCGCGGCCCCGGCCTCAAGCCGGGCAACAGCGGCATGCCACTCTTCCACGGTCTGTTTCATGTCATCGGGGCGGACGGAGAGGATGTTTTGCTTCATCCTGGCCTCTTCCGCCGACCGCATCTGCACGGAGTTGCGGGCCGACATATTGAGCTCGGTCACTCCCGTGGAATCTTCGAATTGCCTCTTAAGCTCCATCAGGAGATTCCAAATCTCCCCGTTGACCTCGGGCATTTTGATGAACGCCACCAGCTGCTCGAGCGTGCCCGGGTGCGCGGCGTCGATACGGAGGAGTTCCAAGTCCTTCCCGTACAAAATCTGATCTTGAATCTCTTCGCTGAGGTCACGCGGCACGGCCATAAGGGCCCGCGACGTGAGGTGCATGCGGCCGATCAAGAACGAGAGAATCCAGTCGATCGCCTTTTGAATGCCCATGCTGTCGGCCATGTGGCTCTTGCCCCACGGCGACTTCGGCATCGGGTGGAAGACTAACGGGCAGCACGGCCACGGGTTCGACCGATCGTGAAAGGCCGGAATCGGCCAGGCGATACGCTTTTTGAGTTCGTCGAGCAACTCGGCGGCGGCCTCGTCGTCCAACTCTTCGTCATCGAGTTCGTCGAAGAGTTCTTCCGGCAGGTTGAGCGGATGCCGGTACCCGCTGAGGACCGACGGGATCGCGAGGTACACTTCGTCGCCGAAAGCATCAAGAGACTCGGCGGAGTATTCGTCGAAGTGCTCGTCGATCGTCCCGTCTTTGAGATTCGACCCCATGCCGATGCGGGAGTAGACCTCGTAATAAACCATGCTGTCGCAGGTAATCGATTCGTCGTAGTCGTTCAACGGGTCGCCGTCCGAGTCTTCTCGCGGGGCGGTCGACGCGCCGTGCGTGTCGGCGTAGTCCGTGAGCGTGCCGGGCTCGAGTCCGAACTTGCGCTCAATCTGATAGATCGGTTCGCAGCGTTTTCGAACGATGAAGCCGGCGTGCTTCCACTGCTCGGCGTCGGGGTCGATCAGGAGGTAATCGACCGAGTCGAACTCCGACCCCGTGAGGAACGTGCCGTCGGTCGCGGGGAACGTCGCCGACCACATGACCCCCATGCCTTTGACGAAAGCCTCGAGCACGGCCAAGCGGCTATCGGCCTTGAAGTTGAGCTCCTTGGTCGTGGAGTTCAGATAATGCCCGAACAGCGCCGCGCGGGCGTTCTTCAGCAGGAGGTCCCGTTGGCGAACGGCGGGGTCCATCGGCCGGACGCCGACCTGGATCAGCGCTTGCGAGATAAGCTGGTCGTCGAATGAGACCTGTTTCGGCGCCACGGTCCGGATCGGGCTACGGTTCTGCAGCACGGGCAAGAACACGTTGACCGCGTTCCCGGTCAAATTCACGGTCGCCTTGAACCGGATCGACTCGCCGATGTCCGCCGCCGAGAGACCGAGCGATTCGGTCATGTACGCCTGGTCGTACAGGCACGAGTGATCGGCCGAGGCGAAGAAGTGGTACGCGTCGTCGGCTTGTCGGCCGAAAACCTCGTACTTCTTCTCACGCGCGCGGCCGATCACGGCCTGCCAGGTGCTCGTAATGTGCTCGATTATGAGGGACATCTACGGCTCGCTCTTGGTCTCTGACACTCGACGCGGGGGCGAATTAACCGATCAACGAACTGAGGCGGGTGCCGGTGGGTGCCGGCGAGGTCGGCTCGCCGCTCCGCCGGCGAGGTGTACGGCCACGGCGCTGGGTGGCGACTTCGGCGACCGCCTCGGCGATAGACGGAATCGGGGGTAAGGTGTCTCCCATTTGGTTCAACCTATCGATCATGGCCTGAATGACCTGATCGCGCGCGCCGACCTGCGCTTCCAGGGCGGCGATGCGGTTGCGGAAACCGTCGAGCCCCGGCAAACGGATGAATACCCCGGAGTTTTCCTCCATGGTCATGGCGTTCAGGTTGAACGGCTCTTGCAACCACGGATCGCTCACGTGACGGACGCCGGTTTTTGGCTCGTGATCGCCCGGCTCGTTGGCATACCAGACGACGCCTTCGACCGTGGTGTCGCCGACCTTCACGACTTGCATCATGTGGGCCTGCTCGTCGCTCGGGCTCGCCATCCAGAGGACGACCTCGCCCTTCTCGACGTCGGGGAAAGCAAATTCGGGGTAGATGTTCTCGGACATAGGACTTTCCTTGTGGAAGGAGGAATCATCTGGAACTGGCAATGCGAGACGGGCCGGCCGGTCGCCGCCGCTCACGGGCTTTTTCCTTGTCGAAGTGACGAAGGACCTCGCGCCCGTAGCGCGAGAGATCTTGCGGGACGTAGGACGGCGGCGGGTTGTGATAAAGCCCGCGGCCGTCGAAATACGCCAGCATGTATTCGAAGTCGTCGCACAAGTCGTGCTCGGTGCGCTTGTCCCGCTTGCTCGGATTGCGAATATCGCGCAGGCGGTTCTTGATTTGCTTGGTCAGCTGCAGGGTCGTCTGCTCGTGAAGGACGACGGTCCGTTGATTGAGCATCCGCTTTACGGAGAGCTCACGGGCGTCGACGTCGGGCGTGCCGAAGATGAAGCCGCGGCCGGAAACGCGAGAGGCGTGCACGCCGGCCCGCTCGAATGCTTCCTGATAATGCTCGGCGACCGTGTTCGTTCGCCCCATCGAGCGTTGCTGACCGGCCTGCTTGTCGATGATGTAGACCTCGAACACGTGCGGCCCGCACTTTCGCTTGAACTCTTTCGCGAAAGCGTCGGCGTCGTTGTTTCGGACTACCAACTCGTCGTAAACGTGGAGCTTGTCGGCGGCCGGCGGTACGGCGCCGAACAGTCCGGCGGCGGCCGTCGTTCCCGGGTCGACCGTCGCGACGCGCATCCACGTCGCCGGCACCGGAAACGACGGAACGTGGTGGAACCGCTCGAGGAACTCCGGGTAAATGACGCGGCTGGCAATCGCGTGCTCACCGTCCCACCGAACGCGGACCTGTTCGGCGCCTTGCGCGGCGTAGCTCGCGTAGAGCTTGGCCTTCGCCGAGTCCGTGAGGTACGGGTTTTCGGAGACGAGCAATTTGAACTCTTCGACGTCCGGGTCACCTTCGAGGAATCGCTGGTAGAGCGCGTACGCTTCCGGCGTCGACTCCTGCGGGGTGTACGACCAAACGAAGATTCCCTCCCGTTTCACCAGCCGCGGCCAGATTTCGGGGATCCACTTCCGGCCGTCGATTTCTTCGTCCGGCCAAGCGTAGTCGACCTGCACGCCTTGCGGCGGGTCGCCGTTCGACGTGCAAAACCAAGCCTCGCTCCCGTTCTGCAGGAAGAGTTTGCCCGGGACGCCGCTAGCCTTGTCCTCCCAGGCGATGTGCTTGATGGCCGCCGGAGGAATAAGCGGCGGCGCCGGCTGCCATAGCTTCTTGCGGGCCAGGTCAATCGGGTCGATATGGTTCGGGTCCGCCGGATCCGGCCGCACGGCTCGCCAGCTGTTGTCGATTTCGTCCGGCACGATTTGGAATTCGCCTGGAAACCAAAGCTTTTTCCAGATCACCGTGCCGTTGTGCCGATGGTCTTTCCCGATCACCAAGGCGGCCAAGTCCTTATTGGCCCGCTTCCCGTACGGGTCCATGCCGCGCATAACGCGAGCGAACTCGGCTCCGGCCGCAAGAGACTTGCCGGCTTGGTTCGATCCGTTCAGCAGGCGAATATGCGCCATGCAGGAATGGAACTCCGCGGCCATCGGCAGCGGAGCATAGAGCCGAAGGGCGTCCTTCAGCGCGCGGCAGTAGGCCGCGACCAATCGCATCGCGTATTCGGCGAAGATCGCTTCCGAAACGACCTTGCCTTCGTCGGCTTCGACCGGAAGACTCTTCTTCGTCGACGGGAGCTCGTCGCGGAACTCGTTGGGAATGAACCGGGCGAGGTCGCTCAGGCGGAGAAGTGGCGCTTCCTGGTTATCCGGCATCAGGCAGCCCCTCTTTGCCCAACTTCCGGACCGCCGATTCCATTTCGGAGAACGGCACGCCCTCGAACTCGTCGCCGGTCACGGTCTTCGCCGCCGAGATTTTCAAGATGTCGACGATCGCCCGCAGCAGGAGCGCGCGATTGTTGCTTCCCTTGCCGGCCTCGCCGTATTCGGCGTGGATTTCTGCCGCCAAGCCCTGCAAACCGCCGAACGGCTTGAGGATCACGGCGCCGAGCGTCGGAAGGTCGGGCCGCTGCAGGCCCTTCGCCGCCAACTTCTTCAGGAGGTCGTCGTCCGGTTGGTCTTCGCCGGCCAAAGCTACTTCGCTCATTTCATCGCCTTTGCTAAGTCACGAAGAACGCGGCCGACCGGGCGGACGTCGCCCGTCGCTGCCCGCGGCATCCGCGACATGGCCAGGGCGAACCGGTCAGATTCGACCTTCGTGAAGTAGCCGCGGCCGCCGCAGAGACAGTTGGCTTCCGGCGACTCCTGTAGTGCACAAAGCGGGCAGGCGAATTCGGCCAACGACTCATCGACTCGAGCCAAGGCCTCGCCGATCAGGGCGTACCCCGGCTCGGCCGAGAAACCCAACTCGGCGACCTGCGCGGCGAAGTGGTTCCACGATCCGATCATCCAGGTCAGCAGGTGCGCGCGGATATAGTTCGCGCGCTCGACGGCCGTTTCGCCCGCCGTCGCCGTCCGATCGGATTCGTGAACTTGTTCGGCCACCATCGCTCGCTCGTATAAAGTGGCGGCCTGGCACCCTACCGCGACGCGGAATGCCAGGCCGCCGGTCCCCAGGTAGGGAGTTCCGACTAGACGTTCTGCCCGCTTCGCGGTGCCTGCAGGTTGACCGTCGCCGTGACGGCTCCGGCCGCCGCGGCCGTGACCGCCCCGCATGCGACGCCCATACAGGCGCCGTCCGCGTTGGCGAGCGGCAGCATGTACCCGCTCGAGGAGAACTGCAGGAGGCCGCCGAGCGTGAGGTTGGTCGTGTCGACCTTCACGCCGGAGAACTCGCCGTCCCACGCGCAGAAAAACAGGTCGCCGTCAGCGACATCGCCCGATTGCTGCGGATCCGCGACCAGGCCGACCAGGCCGGCCGAGTCGACGAAGGCCGCCGTCTTCTTGAAGAGTTGGGCGGCGTCGAACTTGACGCCGCGGCCGCCGGGCGCGGTGAGCGCGGCCGTCGCCTTGCAGACGACGACTTGCTGTTCGATGCCGGTCGTCGGATCCTTGTCCGAGAAGATTTGACCGACCAAGCTGTCGTCGAGCAGGGCGATCGCCGCCGTATCGCCCTCGCAATATGTCGAGCCCCGGGCGAAAGGGAGAGGAGTTCCGTGCATGTGTATGGTTCGCTTTCAGGAAGTGATTTGATGGTGACGAGCAAACGGACCGTGGCGGCGCGGCCCTATCGGCCGCGCCGCGTTAGGCCGACTACGTCAAGTTCCGCCACTGAACCATGCCGTTCAGCTTCTTGAACTTGAGGTTGCCGAGGAACTTGATCGCGACCCGGTCCGACGAGCTCGCCAGGTCGAAATCGCTGTCGCTCTTGAACAGCTGCTTGTAGAGCGACAAGAGCTCGATGTTCTTGTAGTTCAGCCCGTACGCGAGTTCGCTCGGGATGCCGTTCTCCCAACGAATCTCGACCCCGTCGTACGTGATCGTCTGCATGCCCAGGTGGGTCATCTTCGGATCGGTGTTCGGCTGGACGATCAATCGCGTGTCGGACGCGAAGGAATCCTTGAACTGGCGATAGAGGTTGAACCCCATATGGATGCAGTCGAGGTTCTCCCCGACTCGCTGAGCGCACAGGATGCCCGTGCGTAGCGCCTGGGCCCCCGTGTTCGTCCACGTCGGCACGTCGGTTTCCCAACCGCCGCTCTCGGCGGCCAGCGCCGACGTGTAGTCGACGATGATCGGCGAGTGGAAGTCGTATTGCGGATCCGACTGCCCGAACGGCCAGAACGGCGAGCCGTTGAACGTCCCGCCGTGCGCCCCGCGGACGGTCGATCGACCGGCGTAGGTATCGGCGTTGGTGCCGAAGATCGACGAGGCGTTGGCCGTCGCGCCCATGCACGACGGCATGCCCATGATGTCGCGCGAGCCGGAGGCGTAGCCGTCGGCTTGCCAGATTTTCTCGTGGAAGCCGAAGCGAATGTCGTCGATTCGCTCGTTGACGGCGTCGGCCCAGAGCTTAACGATCTGACTTTCGCCCTTGTTCATTTCCTTGTCTTGCTCGGTGATCGAGCCCGACACCACGTACGCGCGATATTCCAACGACGCGACGACGTGCTTGTTCTCCCGGCCGAAGATGATGGTTCCACCATCGCCCAGCGTCCGCATCGGCGACCGTTTGTGGCGCAATCGCCACTCGTGTCGTCGACCGTGCATGCCGGTTCGGATACAGCCCGCAGATTCCAGCTTCGTGAGCAGGAAGTTATTGCGGACGATCCCCTTGATCGCACCTTTGATGTGCTGATTGATGGTCGTCGAAATGACCATCGCAGAATTGCCATAGCTCATGGCGCCATATCTCCACAGCGTTTAATAATTGATCCATTGAGGAACTCGCTGGTGGAGATTCAGGGACTCGAGCTTGCGTGGCGTCGTAAGACGGGTGTCCGCTTGCTCAGGTCCCCCGACGACCCGACGAAGGATTCCACTGCCTTCGTCACGCATCGCCGTAGTCGGTCAAATTCTTAGGCGCTCTTGATGCCCTTCAGGGCACGCGAGAGCTTGGTTTCCAAATCGATGTCGGTGCGCGTCGACGATCGGCGTTTGCCGTTTCGACGCGAGGCTCCGGGGCGGCGATCCAAGCGGGTGTCGCGACCGCCCTTCCCCTTCTTGCCTTTGTTCGGTGCGTCGGCGTCGCCGGTTTTGGCCGGCTTCTTCTCACCGAAATGCTTGATCGTGGCGTTCACGGCGAACTCGATGCGGTCCGCCGGATCCGGATAGCGAGGACCGCCCGCGCGTGACTGCAGCGAGGCGGCTTGCTTCAAGAAGTGTTCGAAGACCTGGCCGCCCTGGGTAACGCCCTTGCGCGGATCGCCGCCGACGAAGATCCAGTCGCTATGCGCCGAGAGGAGGTCCTCCCCGTACGCCGCCATCTTCGCCTCGTCCTGCTGGCGCCGGCGTTCGGCTTTGCCGGCCTCGTCCTGCTTGCCGAAGCGGGCCTCGATTTCCGAGTCGATCACCGGCTTGAAATACTTCCGCATGTAGCCGACCGGGTCCTCCTGCAGCTGCCGGCGGTCTTCGACAACCGCCTTGATCTGCTTGGAGATTTCCGGGTCGGTGCCGTCTTTGACCTTGCCGTTCTCGATGTAGAGTTGCCACTCCGGCCGCCACTGCGGTGGCTCGAGCGGTGATTTGTCCGAGGCGGCGGCAGGCGCCGCCCCGGCAGCGCCCGGCGTGGAGCCGGGCGGTTGGATCGGGTGTCGCTGCAGCAACTGGTCGCGCAGTTGCACCTGGAATTGCTCATCCGTTTTGAGCTGTTTCCAGTACGCGGCCTCTTCGTCGCGCTCGCCCACGCGGCGGGCCGCGTTGACCAGGCCGTCCATCAGGTCGTCGGCCGATTCGTACCTGGCCGCGATGTTCCCGAGGCCGAGGTCCGTGAGTTTCTTGTAGACGTCGATCGGGCCTTTGGGAGTTACCTTGGCCTTCGGATCTTCGTCCTCTTCGTCTTCCTCGTCCTCGTCTTCGTCCTCGTCCTCCTCTTCGTCGTCGAGGTCGTCTTCGTCTTCCTCGTCGTCTTCTTCGTCGTCCTCGTCTTCCGGAGTCTCGTCATCGGCCTCGCCGGAAGCCGGTCGGCGACTGCGCCGCCGTTCGGCGGTTTGTGCGGGGTCGCCGAGAGCATCGGCGAGCGAAGAAGCAAGATCACCACCGGGCGTGGCGTCGTCGAGATTTAGCGTTTGCCCGGAGGGAGAATCGTCGTCGGGAGCGACATCAACAGAAGAATCAATAGGCATTGCACGTGGAATATTGCAAGGCCGCGCCGCACTCAGAAAAACATATTAGGCCCGCATACTCAATAGAAACTTCCGTAATTCGCGCTTACACGCGATGCACGGCACGGCTGATGCTCAAGCATGTCGAGCAGATTCCCCCGGGAAATTCAGAGGTTTCCCGAGTGGTCGGGCTGCAAAGTCGTAGGCGATTGCCGCCTCCGCTTCCGTGTCGAACCTGCCGAGATATTGGACCTTTGTGCGGCTAATGCGGACCTGCGCGAACCAGACCCCATGCCGCTTTGAGACGCCGATGTACTTCGAACGCCATTTTCCACGCTTCGGTTCTGGATCGGCCGTCGGCCGATCATTGACCTGCGAGGCCGACGATTGTCCACCGGTTTGTTTCTCGCGTTCTTCGGGCAGGCTCGCCGAGAAAATTGCACGTTCGGCCGGCACCCCGGCGTTCAGGCGCCGCAAGAGTGTAGCTTCATCAACCGGACATTGAGGAAGAGAGGCCCACTCGCCGGCGCGGCGGGTGGCGCCCGAAGCCGTGATGCGGGAATTCGAATCAAACACGCGACGTACCTCCGACACGGAACGGTCGGTTACTCCTTCGGCTTCGCGCCGATCAACCGTTCCTCGTAGTAGGGGTCGATGTCCACCAAGGAATTTTCCAGCGGTTCGCCGTCGCGTGCGATGCCGCAGAAATTGGGTCGCTCCTGCGCGACCCGCCATCGACCGTGATCAAGCATCAAGCTCACCGGCTCGATGCGCACTACCTGGGTTCCTGGGAAGTAGAGCTCGGCCAAACCGAACGCATCGATCGGTTCGGACTCGAGCGTGAATTGGATGTTCGCATAGTCATCGCCGATCGGCTCGGCGAAGACGGCGATAAAACCCCGGGCGATCGGCCCGAATTGGAGCAAGCGAATGATTGGTGGTGCTTGGGGTTCGTCGGTCATGTGTCGATCCACCCGCGGGGCCCGTCGTACGGAACGCCTTCGTCCACCCACGCGGCGAACCGACGCCAGAGGGAAGGCTTCGCCGTCGGCGATGCGGCGCCGGCTCTGACCGACGAGCGGTCGAAGATACTATCGCGCAATTCCACGCCGCTGACCTGCGCGCCGTACGTCTTCGTCGCGATGAGCGGCGTCGAAACCGAAAGCTGGTACGCGCTCGAGTAAGGGTCGAACCCGTGCTCGACGCGTAGGTCGACGACGTGCGGCCCGGCGTTGACGAGTCGCGGCGCGAGCTTGGTCACCAGGTCGACGAAGAGTTTGTCTACGATGCCGGTGATCATTTTCTCCGCGTTGCCGCGCGCGTTCATCCGCTGAAGATCGGTCAGCGTGAGCCGTCGCTTGAGCGCTACGCCGTGGTTGCGCGGCTCCTGCTTGCGCGGCAGGTTCTTGAACACGGCCGCGTCGACGTTGACCCTGCTCACTCGCCCGGAGGCGCTCACGGGTTTATCCCTCGAGCGATTCGGGCGACCTCTGCGGCCGTCTCAAGACTCTTGCCGGAAGACGGGCCCGGCATCCGAAGACGTCGCGGCGGATAGACGAACGGATTGTCGCTCGTGACGTTGGCCGGCCGGTACGGACCGCTCGCCAGGTGCACCGGTTGCGGAATGTTCCGGCGGAAGAACTTCAGGATCCGCTCGAGCAGCGACCAGATGGCGAAGATTTGGAGAAACGCGCGGCGGTTCATGGCGGAGTTCCCTCGGTTCGTCTGGCGCCGGCCAAAACGTCGTAAACGACGATCGGCCACTACGAACATGCCGACCGTCAACGCGCGGCCATGGTCCTACTCGGCGTACGTTCCCGCCGAGGCTTGATCGGTATTCTCTCCCTGGGCGCCCACACCACCTTGCTCGCCCGTATCGCCCAGGGCCTGCGACGTCGCGGCCGACGCGTCCGCGTGGCCGATCACCGTGCCCGGCTCGACGTACTCCTGCCCGTACCACTCGGCGAGCTCGTCGAAGTAATCGCGAACGCGCGACTCCTCCGGCAGCTTCGCGGCGAGCTCGGCGAGCGTGGTCATGTCCTGCGCCTCTCCCGCGGCGCCGCCCATCCACGCCGGAATCTTCTCGTCGACCGTGAGCGCGGCTTGGCCGGAGTTCACCTTGTTGCTGCGGAGGAACTTCACTCCCTCGACCTCAACGCCCGAGAACCCGAGCCGTCGCTCGAGCAGGTCGCCGGGAATCTTTTCCGCCGCGGCCCACTTAACAAACTCGCTGTAGTCGATCGAGGAAATCACGGTCAGCATCGGGCAACTCCTTACCTGGTAAAACGCTGCAATTCGCGACGAAGCTAGCGCATCGTACAGAATTCGCGCTTACATGAGTAGCTCGGCATACTCTGACAAACCGGCGTCGCCTATAGTGCCACGTGCTGACCCCTGCCCCGGGTGCCGCGCCACGTCACCTCTTCGACCTCCTGACGGGGCAGGGGGCTTTTTATTTTGGAGCGTGCGATACCGGCCAGGCTCAATCAATCCCGAGCGCCTCGATCGACGGTGACATAGCCCTCGACGGCAAACCGCACACCCGGTCAGCGGCCAAGGCGAAAGCACAGCCCAAAAGGTGGATCGCGTCGCAGCCTGCGAAAGCGGCCCCTGGTGGAATACCCCGGCTCGTGCATAGCCCTGCGACATGCTCGCCGTCGTCGAACGAGCAAAGCCGAGAAGGTCCGGTGCCGAACCGGAGGGGCGTTCCAACGCTGTCTGACCGCGGCTCAAAACAAAGGGTCGGGCCCCGGGATCACTGCGCACACACGGGGCCGGAAGCGCAATCCGAAACGCGGCCGCAACGCTTGACCCGCAGCCACCATCGCCGTAATGCGCAACGAGCCTGCCCCGTACCGCACGTAAACCGTGAAATTAGGCCCGGCTAATTCGAGCTTCCGCCGAGCCCCGAAAGCCCCCGGAAACCGGTAAGCGCTTACAAATTCTCGTGGGATAAGCGTGCGGAACGGGACCCTCTATATAGCCCACCACCCACGCGATTCGGGGGGGTACCCCCCCAGGGTCCCCCCCCCTTGGCCATAGCCTGACAGACCATCTACCACGCGCCGCGCCTCGCTCGACGCATGTCACGCCAGGCGACGGAGTTAGGTCGGCCCGATCGGCCGACTACGCTGGAATAGTCGACCGACAACATAGATACGGGGGAACCCCGATATCCATTTTCGTCGACGTAACCCTATATG